AATTATTGAACGACATTATAAAATGCCAACAGTAATGGCTGAGGAATTTGTTGATCAAACAACAAGTGTTCCTTGTTATGAAATTCCATTTGGATATGATTCTTCACTAATAAAGAAACAAGAAAATGGGTAAGATTGATGGTAATGTACCAAAACGTTTTCCTAATACTAAAAAGGATTACGTAAAGTATCTGAATGAGCTTGGTGAATCTCTCGGGGATGATGAATTTATCATTGCCGGCATAATGCGTAAGAGAAGAGATAACTATGGACAACTTTTGAAAGACAATGATTCGGTTGCTTTCAACCTTGGTTACAATGAATGGAAATTAAATCAAAAATAAATGGAAAAGATAGTTTATTTGAAAAATGGTGGACGTGCAATACTTCATCAAGAATTGTCAGTAAATGAATTTGTAGTTGAAGAAATGTTTCTATATAATGATCGTCATGATGAAGATGGTAGTGGGAAACCATACGAAGAACCATCAGGAGTGAAAATTATTGTAGATAAGATATTTGATACAGCACCAATTCAATCTATTGATAAATTGTATGAAGATAAATATCTTGCATTTCAAGAATTGAATAAATCAGTTCAAAATTTAAATAAAGAACTTCAACTAGCAAGAAATGAAGTTTATCAGATGAAGAATGAGAAAACAAATTTATCGAAATTGATATTCAACAAATCTCAACTAAAGACAGCAAAAACAATTCATTATTTTGTACAAGGTAAAATCATGCCTGAACTTATGACTGATTATGCTAAACAAGGTATGAAGATGTCATTAGAAGTATCAGTGTATTCTGATTCAGTTCGCGCATGGAGTTATAAACTTTATGTAAACGATTCTACATGGGGTAGTTCTAAAAAAGTTGATGATAAAACTGGTTTCTTATTTGATTTATCAGATGAAGAACTTGATACAATTACTATTGAAAGAATGAAATCAATGAAAGTTGAAGAGTTTGATGCTAATTATTTAAGAAGTATTGAAGATAAATATCTTACTACTGAATTAATTCAAATTAGAGACAAATTTGTAATTGATCAAAGAGAAAAACAAATCTCTGATTGTAGAAAAACTATTGAATCAAAAACAACTGAATTAAATCTTTTATTAGGTAAATAAAGAAATGGAAAACGCGTATAAAATTACAGTGAGCAAAGTGTATCACATATCTCATGAAGAAGCACGTCAACGCAAGAACAACAACGAAACAGAACGTGAATGTGCAAAACGTCTTGCTCTACGTAATATGGAAGAAGATGGCCGTAATGGGTTCCTAGAACCTTGTGAAGATAATTTTAATGTTTCAATTTTATAATAACACAAAGTATGAAAACTTTCGATTTCAAATCAAACAATGTTCAGGAAATGGAACTTGATGTTTTAAAACAAACCTACCATGAAAAGAATTTTGATGGTAAACCCTCTTTCAATGGTATCTATCACTATGAGCTTATTGAACGTATTGGTGCTATAATAGCAAAAAACCATTTGGATTTTAATGTTCAATCAATCTTTGCTGCCAACAACAAAAAGGCTGGTCGTGATGGTGTATCAGTATCAAAGGAATTAGAAGCTCAGTATGGAGATAATTCTATTCAAGCGCATGTTCTTCGTCGCGTATTTACTACAATCCGGATTAATGATTTGGAAGATGATGAAACGAACACTGGTCTTGCCGTTGCATTCCACCAAGATGGCATTCAGATAGCTATTGGTCCAAACGTAAAGATTTGTCATAACCAATGTATTCTGGCAGCCGACAGAATGATTTCTACTTATGGTGGAGATGGTAAGATTAAAGACCTGGATAAAGTATTCCAAATCATTGATGATTGGATGCAGAACTTCACTGAGCAACGTTCACATGACCAGAAGGTAATATCGCGCATGAAAGCTATTGAAGTATCTTATAACGATACTATGTCGCTTATTGGCCGGTTGAATACTATACGTGTTGTAAAAGATTCTTCTGAAAAGTCATTAAAGAAGTTGGAAGCAAATGTAGGTAAAAACTATCCTCTCAATCAAACACAGATTTCAACATTTGTTGAGAATTATTTATTGGAATGTATCAAGCGTGATTCTACCAATATGAGTTTGTGGTCAATATTTAATATAGCTACAGAAGAATATAAACCAGGAAAAACAGACTTCCCAGGAATTATTTCTCAAAATATAGCATGGTCTGAGTTTTTAGTAAAAGAATACAATTTATAGCATGAAAGACGTAAATATTGAAAATGCTTTTATAGTATTGAAAGGTGATCATATGTCAAATGACATTGAACTTGGTACTATTTTTATTGAATGTAAATGTGATCGATACAAATTGAATGTTCTTTCTTATGAACGTAAATTCAAAGATGGTAATACTATTTTCGAATTAGATATTGAAAATCCACATGATTTTAAAATGGCTGTATTTATCAATAATGAAGTGTCATTGAGTTATTGGACAAAGAAACGCTCTGATGTATTTATTATTGGTATGATGCCAGTAGTGTTGTCTAATGGTACACTTCAATATCTTCCATTTAATCAGTTTGCAGAAGAAAAGCTATACATGTCTCCCGGTAATCATTTAGGAATGGAATTGACAGAAGTAAAATACAAAAGCTGTTGCGCTACTTTTGGTGAAGGACTTGGCTGGGTGACTATCTACAGTATTGATAGCCATCAAGAAGGACAAGGACATGCTCAGGAATTACTTATTCAAGCAAAAGCATATTACTCTTTACTTGATAAAGAAATGGCGTCTACAGTAGCTTTAAACACTACTATGGAGCATATCTTGGAAAAACTTTCTATTAAAGAGTACAAATAATTAGCGAATTGTTTGGTGCTTTTGTGGAAATACTCTTTCTTTGTATCGAATTACAGGCAAAGAGTGATACATTATAAAAGAAATTAGGGCTGATTCGATTGTCGAAATGCCTTTGAAACCTCTAACACCCGCTCTTTGCCGAGAAATGTGTTAGGGGTTTCTCTTTTATAGTCTATCGGTGTATAATGTACGTTTGGCTATAATCGTAAACCTTCAAAAGTTCCAGAAATGGAGGGATGTTCGATAGAAGGATGGAGCAAAGATTAATCCATGGACAGATGACATGCATCTAAAGTAATCAAAGTAATACCACATGTTAGTGTATTGCCCTGTGCTAACTTTCGACAACTAATGCCTGTTAGTAAAATTAGGAAAAGAACCCAATGCATTGCAAACTTTTTTTTGTTTGTCTTTGCCTTGGGATTCTTATACCTAAACTTCATTCTCTTCCACTACCTATTATAACGTATTCTATATATAATATATTAAATACTAGTATATATAATAATATAATAAAATGATTTGAAAAATTATTTTTGCTTCTTTACTGATGGAGCTACAGAACCTACCAATCCAGGACCATCTGGATATGCATTTATTGAAACAAAAGGATTTCATGATAAGCATGAATTAAACTCCTTTTCTAAGTTCATTGGAAATAAAACAAATAATATTGCTGAGATATGTGCTATTGAAGCTGTATTTGATTTTATTCTATCTAATCCAAATAAATACCTTTCAAAATATGATACTGTTATTGATATCTTTTCTGATAGTGACTATGCCATTAAGTGTATAACTGTATGGTATGATAAATGGGTAAAAACCGGTAAACTATCTGATAAGAAAAATATAGCATTAATATCTCATACAGTAAATAAATACAAAAAAGTAAAATCTATTGTAACTGTAAATATCCAATGGGTAAAAGGCCATAGTGGTGTATTTGGAAATGAAAGATGTGATGAACTTGCCGGATTAGCAATAAAAAATCAAAGTGAAATTATTGTTGAAACTGAAATTGACAAAAATGATATTACTATTGATGATCGTATAGATTATTTAATGAATATTCATAGTAACAAAGATACTTATGAGTCTGAGTCTATTCGTATTTTAATTGATTATTATAAAGATTCTATTTTATGAATGAAATTGTTCAAATTCCATTAATGTACATTGTTGCGTCCAAGCTAAACCCTCGGAAAACAATAAATCAAGACTCTATAATTGAGTTATCACAAAGTATTAAATCAGTAGGGTTATTGCAGCCTATTACTGTACGTCTTGTTCCTGATGATAATCCGGCACATGATGTTTATGAAGTAATCATGGGGTATCGTCGTTATTGTGCATGCGATTTTCTTGAAATGGAAACAATGTCATGTATTATTGTAGAAATGGACGATGAAGAAGCACTGGATGCAATGATCATTGAGAACTTACAGCGCCAGGATATCGAACCTATGGATGAAGCACGGGCATTTGCTGACCTTAATGATAAAGGTTGGACATTTGCTGATATCTCTGCAAAGGTTGGTAAACCGGTTACATTCGTAATGCATCGAATACGCTTGCTTGAGCTTATCCCAGAGTTTGTAAAAATGTTTGATGAAAATGAATTATCTATTTCTCATGCTTATGAATTATGTAAGCTTGACAAAGATGTTCAGTTAGATATTTACAAAATTCGTTATAGTGAAGAAGCCAGTGATTACTATCGGTGGAATGATCTTAATCTAAAAGATTTAAAATCGAAAATACAAAATCTTGCAAAAAACTTAGACAATGCTTCTTTTAGCTTGGCTGAGTGTATTACTTGCCAATTCTGTACTTCTAGTCATGGTTCTTTGTTCCCGGACTACAAAATCAATTCTTGTACTAATAGCTTCTGTTATGATGATAAAAGCTTTGAACATCGTATGAACAATATTATTCTTGCACATGAAGAAGATACTACTATTATGATTCGTTCATTAGGTACAAGTAATCGAGTTCTTGATAAGCTGAAAGAATTGCATATACCAGTTGTAGTGTTTAGTACCGATGAATACGATTTTGAGCATGATAAGAGCGATGATCTATCCTTTTATGATAAAATGGTCAAGAAAGGATTTGAAGCTGTTTACGGGCTTGATACATGGTCTGGTGGTGATAAGCTATTTTATGTAAAAGCAAAGATTACCAAAAAAGATATTGCTGCTGCAGGAACAGTTCATCCGGAACTTATAAAACTTGACAAAGACCTTGTTCGTAAAGAGGAAATCAAAGAGGAAAAGATTAATGCTGATCTTAGAAGTCTTATTTCCGGTAGTAACTATCGTGAGATAAGTACACCACTACTTCCTATT